AACTTGTCAAGGTATTCTTCGTAAGAAAGTATCTTTAATTTTTCTGTTTGGTTATTAAATGTAGAGTTACGCTTAATACGAAAGCTATCCATGTCAGGTACTTTCATATCATTAGGAAAAGCGTAACGTGTTTCACCTGCAGTAAGTGTATCTTCTTGTTCTACGTGGTTAAAGGGCCACTCAAACTCGTGCTGGTTAATATAACGTATAGCTGCATTTACACTGTCTTTAGCTGCACTATAAAAGCCTATAGCGTTACCAAAGTTATCACTTGTAAGTTCAACTTCATTCAAACGCTTATTGACATCATTTACTAAACCTAAAAAGTCATATGCCATATTAGCGTTCCCTTACCCGAAGCTTAATACTTCTTTCAGCAATACTGCCTGTACTGTCAGTCATAGTACAAAAGAAAGTATACTCTTCATTATTTGTACCACCAGCTATATTAATTGTAGCTACAGTATTAGTATTAGACTGTGCAGTATTCTGAATAGTATCTGTACTCGCACCACCTGATGCAGTATTTAAATCTTGACCTGCAGCTAAGGTAGTCTTTGTAGTGTACGATGTAGTCTTAACTGACCAAACAGCACTCGCTATAGTTGCACTACCTAAGAAACGTGACCAGTCTACACTGTAGTCTAACGTTTCATCTGGATCTTTATTAGGCCATCTAAAGCTCATGCTTAATCCTCAGTTGCAAATACAGTACGTTCCGCTGCAGTAGATTGTCTTTCTATAAAAACTATTCTTATCTGTTGGGGAATACATACCGTTCTATCTTTTGTTGTAGTACCACGCTCAATAAATATCAATCTATTTTCTTGAGGTACTCTGGCTGTTCTCTCTGCTGATGTAGACATTTATGCAGCCCTCGCTATATAAATAGTTCTACGTCTGCTGTACTGTTCTTTAAAGGCATCAAAGTCAAATATAATACCTGTAGCTGTTACTGTACCTACCTGACCTGTAGCGCTTACACCTGTAGGGTATACTTCAGAGCCGTACTCTATTTGACCTAATGCAGTAGTACCTACAACACCTACAAGAGTTACAGTATTACCAACACCTACTGTACCTATCTGGCCTGTAGTTGATACAGAAGCTATAGCCTCAGATGTATTCTCTACTACAGTTCCTACTGCACCAGTTGCACTTACACCAGTTAAACCTGCAGCAGTATTAGGTTGTACTGTGTTTACTTGACCTGTAGCGCTTACACTCTCAGGTACTTCAGTAGGTTTCTCTTCTACTGTATTTACTTGGCCTGTACCTGCAACACCTGTAAGTGTAACTGTGTTGCTGTGCTCTAAGGCTCCTACTGCACCAGTACCTACTACACCCGTAAGACCAGCAGCAGTATTAACTTGTATCGTACCTAGAGCAGTACTACCAAGAGTACTATCAGTAATACGCTCCGTAACATCTATCTCAAAACCACCAGCACTTACAGGTTCTAACGCTGTTGTACCAGCTACACCTGTTAGGCTTGCTGAGATGTTTATTACGCCATACTCTGCTACACCGTATCTACCAGTGCCGTAACGTGCAGAGGTGGCGATAAAAGCCATAGTTTATCCTTTAAGCAATACGAATGATTGCTGTGCTTGCTCCTGCAGCAGGGAACTCAATAGTTAAATCACCTGCAGTAGCACTTACTGTACCACCAAAGTCAACTACTGCAATAGCTTTATTAGATTGACCTGCATTATAAATAATACATCCATCCGCTGAAGTAGTTACGTCTGCAAACGTTTCATCTGCAAAGTCTACAATAGCTGTTGTTCCACTTACTGAAATAGTCGCACTATCAAGTACGTTACCACCAGCAGTGTAGTTCGTACCAGATGCCTCATCAGAGTTACCTGTCACGTCACTGTAATTAGTTGTAGTTGCATCATATGTGCCACTAGGTGAAGCCTTAATCAAAGCAAGCTTAATGCTATCAGTGTCTAAATCATGGACACCACCAAGTAGCTCTGACTTGAAACTTGTACACATTGCTGTTGTAATAGCCATGTTTTAGATCCTTTAGATATGAGTAAGGGGCCACCCGAAAGCAGCCCCAAAGAAGTTTTACTTATGCAAGTGCGTCACGAGCTACTTCATCAGCAGCAGTGTCACCCATGTCTGTGCAATCCATTAAGACAGCCCATACACGGAACTCACCAGAGGTAACTGCGCCACCTGAAAGAGCAGCAATAACAACATCAATGTTGTCATCAGCTACAGCCATTACTGGCTGATAAGCTGCAGGGTTCTGTGAAAGAACACCAGCCGCAGATGTTGCATCAAAGGTAGCAGCAAATACGTCTGGGTCAACGCCTGTGCCAAGATTAACTGTAAAAGTTGAACCATCAGTAGCTGTAACTACCTCAATACCTGCGTTCAAAACCATAGTACCTTTTGGTACAGCAATGACAGGAACAACATCAGCCGCTGCAAGAGCACCGCCTTTGTCTGACAAAGCTGTAGCCCAGTTCAAGGTAGTTTGAACCATGAAAGGGTTACGTCCACGCTGAGAGTTTCCAGCCGCAGAACGAAGTGTGTTATCACCAAGTGCCATATCTCACTCCTCCCTTATAGACCAGATGTGTAGATTGCATTAACTAACGCTTCTGGACGTAGAATTTTGCGCCCGTAAAGGTGCATACCACGTACAATGTCAGCAAATGAATCTGGATCACGGTAAGTCTCAGTCTTGTTGATCTGCTCAGCAGTAGCTGCAGCAGTCGAATGTCCAGCTACCAACACACCGTAGTGAGTTGAACCTGTAGCAGTAGTTGAGGTTGGACCATCACCTACTTCTGGCAGATTGTTAGACATATAGACTTTGAAGCCGTGAATGTTGTTGAAGATCAAGCCGTTCTGTAAACCTGAACCACCGAAGTCTGCGTTCAAAAGACGTGAATCTTCATCTTTCAAGAGTTCAGCAAATACAGGATCTAGAACCAACCAACGACCATTGGTATCAACATTCTGTTGGTCCAACTTACGTGACATCCGTGCAATAACTTGCATAGGTGTAGCGTTAGCTGTGGTAGTGTTCAATGAGTCAGCACCTGTACGGGGCTTAACTACGATTGAGTTACCAGACACACCGCCGTTAAAGTCAGAAGCGTCAAGCTTCATGCTTGCAAGCAGTTCATCAGAACCAGCAGTTGAGACAGCTTTAGTGCCGTTCACTGTTGTGTTTGCAGTGTTAGCCTTGCCGTGAATAGCTGATTGAGTGAAACCAGACATATAACCAAGAACGTCTTGGTCAAACTGGTCAGCCAAACGATAAGCTGCACGATCAGATGCAACACTTTGGAAGTTGACGTGGGAGTGCGCTTCCTCGATGTCATCGACTTTGAAAGCAAAATAATTAGCTTTATCTACAGTCAATGAAAAGTCTTCATCGTCAAGGTCTTGTGGTGTGATAGTCGTGCCACGGGCATACGACTTCACAGTAATTTCGGGTTCTTTGATAATCTTAACGGAATCACCCATGTTAGCAATCTCTCCGAAATAATCAGAGTTAGTGATTGCTTCTACAATAGACGCCTTGCGGAAAGCAAGTTGTACCTGTTTACTGTAGATAACTGGGCTGAAATTACCGTTTGGTAGATTACCATAACCCGCAGCAGTTGCGAAAGCCATGATATAATCCTCCTGAGATAGTTAGGCTTATTGGGTTTTTTAGCGATAAGCTTTTACAATCTGGTAAGAGGCTGTTCTTTCTAGGGTGCAACTTACATAAACATGGCCTTGTTTAAATGTAAGTCGGGCCTGTACTTGACCAGGTGGGTCTTAACATATTTGTCTTCGCTTAGTTTGTTAAAGTAAAACTATGGTAGCTACAGTGTAGGGCATAGGTTTACTTTTCTTAACATACACAGTTATACTTATAGATTGTGTAATGTCAATACCTTATTTAACGTGCACCACCAGAAACATCATAAATAAACTTACCACTACGGATAGATTCCATGATCTCATCTGAACGGCTCTCGTATTCTTCTGCACTCATGCGCTGAACCGTAGACTCTTTCAAGTGTCCTGCAGGGTTGTCATTGTCTGGTTTACTTGTACGTTTAGTTCTTACAGCAGATGCAGCATCTTTTGTACTCTGCCGTTTACCTTTAGTGTCCATGCCTTTGTCAACCTTGTACAGATCAATAACACGGATCACTGAATGTGGATCGTCTTGGTTCTCATACAGTGCATCTTGCACCCACTTAGGCTGTTCACCTGCCCAGTCATGGAACTCATCACTTGAACGTAGATCGTCAAAGTCACTATGCATTGCACGAATCTCGTTATGTGCTTTTGTGCGCTGGGCTTGGGCGTTGATCTCATCAATCTCCTTCAAGCGTTCATCAGCGTACTTAAACTTCTCTTGTGCTTTCTTTTCAGCAATCGTTTCAACTATGCCAGCAATCTCAGGGTACTTCTTAGCCCACGCATCAATGCTTTCATCTGAAGTAGGAGCACGTACCTTACCTTCTTTCTGCACTTGTTCAAGCTGGGCTTTCATTTGCTTTAGCTCTTCAGCTTGCTTGTTCATGTGTGTACGAAGATCACTGTAGCGTTTCTTGTA